ATAGATAGCAAATGATTGCGACAACCGACTCGTTTCCACGCTATCCCAATAGCCTTCGTCCAGCGCGTAGCTGACCTTATCTATCGTATCCCCTCCCGCCCACATATAGACCCCATCTTCAAGCGGGAACACCTGGACATTACCCGGCAACACTACCACCGCCCGCCCCGAGATCGTCCCGCCCCGCTGGGGGTTACGCAGGTCCGAACTGGTGCGCTGCTGCTGCTGGTAGGGTATCGTTGTGTTGCCGGTGGGTATGAGGGTGTAGATAGCGTCCTCGGTATGGATCGAGAGGGCGTTCTGCATCGGGACGATAGCGGTGATAGGAGCGCCGAAGTTATAGAAAGCGGTACTCCCCCAGGTCTCGGGGTCGCCCGCATCGCTATACCAGAGCCTATCGCTGTTAGCGTTGGTATTGCCTAACCAAACCCTATTATCCCAATAGCCTACATGGGCAGCGGTGGTAAAGCGCGAGTCCACATCGAGGGCGCTGATATTACCCGAGCCCGTCCACTTGATAGGCCCGTTGACGCCGTTGGTGAGGATCAGCTTGTCGAAAGACCGCACCCACTCGAACGTATTATCGTCGGCTGCGGTGATAGTGACCGAGCCCGTCCTATCGGTCCAATCGGTGGAGTGTTCATAGAATTTGTCGCCGGCGATGCCGAAGACCTTAGCCGCTCCCCCCGGTATCTGGAACTCACCCACCGCTGTCCAGGTAGGGCTACCCGATAGAGCCGACTCACTGCTATAGCTGGCAGTACCTAACCGCCGCTCTACCGCCGCCGCGGCGTTAAGGCGCGTATTCTCCATCTTACGCAAACCCGAGGGAGTAATATCCTCGGGAGGCAGGTCGTAACGGACCCCCTGGTTCCAGGGGCCGTACTTGATTGTCTCAGCAGCTATAGCCATATAACGTAACGATCAGCTCGTAGTGACCAGTGTTGAGTCTACGACGATCCGGTAGGGAGGCGCCGAAGAGGGCGGGGCCGCAGGATACGTCCTATTGCCCTGCATACGCAAGTTTTGGCGAAGGGCCAGGTTGACCACCCGGTCTGCTTCGCGCAGCTCTCGAGCCGCCCCCTGCTCGTCGCCCTTCTCCTGCAAGTACAACTTGGTAGCCCCATAGACCAGCGCCCCCTCAAGGATCTGAGGGATGCCCAGCGCCAGGAGGGTGGTGGCATCGTTACCACTGGCCCAGCTCGTCATAGCGATACGATACCTCACCCGGATAGTCTCGTTAGTCGTACCCGGTATCCTCCATAGCTCTATGATGGGGTAGCCCGTAGTCGTATCGACGCCCCCAACGTAAACGCTCTCGACGGTGCCGGTATCGCTGTAGTCCTCGCTGAGTAGGTCATACTCGTCCGGCCCGATAATAACCAGGGGGTTCTCGTTGGTCTGGTCGTAGAAGCTATACCAACTCCCTACGCCGCTCGAGATGGGCTTATACGTGCGAGTACCGGCGCTGGAGGTGAAAGCCGTCGTAGCCCCGCTGGTGCCGCCTGTAAGGGTCTCAGTGGCCGTGAACGACCCGGAGGGGCTATAGACATATATCTCTTTAGGAGAGGCGCTATAGCCGTCTACGGTGGCCGTCTTGCCGCTGGTACCCCCGGTGATGGTCTCACCCGCTACAAACGTCCCTGAGCCCCCTGTAACCGTCAGGGTATCGGTAGTCAGGAACGTGGTAGTGCGGTCCAGCCACCACCAATCAACCAGCGCCGAGACCTCCGCCGCCGTCAGGTTGACGTAGTTCCTGGCCTGGTCCTTGAAATCGCTATTAGTCGTATCGAGGCCAACCCGATTAAGGACCATCGTGATTGCTTGCGCTAAGGTCATATCATATCCGCCCAGCCGCCGTTTTCGTAGGCTTGCATCTTGTTAGTGGTCGAGTTGTATATCACCATGCCGTTAGCCGCCGTCAGCGCGTTCCGCTCCGTAGTAGTCATATTAGCCACCCGGAGCGTCGAGCCTATAGCCAGGGTCTCTATATCGGCGGCGCCGACCAAGGCCGTCTGACCGAAGAAGTTGGCAGCATTCTGCTGACCCTGGGTTGTCTCGTCCCGGCGAGGGATGGTATCCTCCCGCAAAAACGAATGGCCTAACTTCATAGAGCGATGCCTGTATCTCCCGGCGTAAACTGGTCCGTGACTATATCAAACTGGACCTTACCATTAAGGCGTTCGCCCTTCTTCCTCACATCCAGAAAGTGCTTGTACTCTTCAGTCTTAATAGGCTCACCAGCACCGTCTTTTTTGGCTAAGTCCAGGCTATCGGTCTTGCCTAAGCTGCTATCCTCTGCTACCCACTTGGTTATCCAGCTCGGCGGGTTAGGAATAAAATCAGGTCCATGCTCTACCTCGAGCCCTCCGTATACGCGCAGCGCCGGCTCGGCCTGGTAGTTGCGGGTATAGTCGCCGCTGGGAGGTACTGCCCCCGTAGGTAGGTTCATCGTAGTGCGTAGGTTGGGATCCTGGGACGCCGTATTGATGATCTCGCCTACCATCTCGCGGGTGATCACCTGGCGTAATATCTCCGGGTCTTGCAACGCCTCCACGATAGCCTCTTTAGCCACCGGGTCTAAGTCCTTCTTATTGTCGCCCTTCTTCGCAGAAGCCCTCTTACGCGAAGGAGGAGGCTCTACGAGGGGCTTGAGGGAAGAGGATTGCTCCTGCGCTGTTTCAATAGCTTTTACTGCTGCGGGATCGGGATCGCCCTGTTCCGTTCCGATGGGTTGACCCATCGCGTCAAACTGCTGCTCTTGCTTTGCCAAGATAGTATCTCTCCGTAGTGGGCAGCAGCCGGGAGTAGAGTATTCCACCCCCGACTGCCCCCGGTTATTAGTCGCTTTCGCTACCGCTTACCGGCGCTAATTATCAAGCCCGTTTGATACGGACGGACGATTAAGCTGGAACTCAGCCAAGCCACTTGATGGCGTATCTATTGCAGAGACCGGAACAGCGCCCAAGACGAAATCACCGGCTACATCGGCATCGTCAAGACTGCCCGCCGTTGAAGTCAAAAACGCATCGCTATCCGTAGCAGCAAACGATGCCAGCACCTTACCAGCTGCCTGACCACTGATCTGATACCAGCCCCATGAACTGGCAACATTAGCACTCATAGCAACTGCTACCTGGCCAACCGCATCAGCAACGGCCAGTGCCGTGGTCTGGTTGTCGGCAATAGTCACCCACGAGCCTACCGCAGTTGAGGCAACGCCCGCGAGATAGATAAACTCTCCCACGCCGTAGCCTGTAGTGGCTTGATCTTCCGCCAGGACAACCATACCCAACGGAGCCTTCTGGGTCGTAGACGTTTCGTCTATGGCCTGGTCGAAGGTGACCGGGCCGATAATCTTGAAATCACTCATTATTGATTACCTTCCTAGCCTATATGCCGGTTATGGCCGTAGCAACGCCCGAGCGCCGACGGTTATTTGTGGTAAGTTGAACTCCTGCAACCATATACGCGAGCTGGGCGAGCTGCCCGTTGCTCTGGAGGCTGACGAAAGGAGTCTTTTTGAAGTTGGCTTGCTTCATCACCCGCAGCTTGATCGCATCAGTATCGAGGTGATAGCTGTGGAGAGAAGAGCAATCATTATCGGCTACCAGATCCGCCCCCATATAACTCGGGAACTCTGGGCCGCTAAATCCCTGAAGGCTCGATACACGGGTCTCGGCGTACCCAGTAGATGCGATAGCCGTGCGATACGCCGCCGCTACCGAGTAGGTAGTGACGATAGCGTTGTTCTTACCGCCCTGCTTGCGACAATCGTCCATGATCGTATTCCAGGCCAACATACCGTCAAAGACGTTGTTGTTCTGGTCTGTGAAAGTCTTTGACGTAGTATACTTCTGGTTCTGCCAGAAGCTACTGGTCGAAGAGTTAATACCGCCGACAGTACCCGTGCCGGCATCAGCGATAATATCCTGGTATCCCAACATGGTCTTACCCGTCTGGGCGCCCAGGAGATCCTCGTTGATAGCCTTCAAGAGACTGTTCAGGGCATTGCTACCCAACGCTTCGAGGAGGTCAAAGACCTGTTCCTCGCCGCTGTTTTCCCAGTTGGTCGTATCGTCCAAAACAATCGGCACCGCGTAGTAGCGCCGCTTGTAGAACGCACTCTCAAAGGGGTCTACCGGGCTCTTCGACAACGGATCATAGCCGTCGAACGCCTCGGCGGTGCCAGCAGAGCTCTCCAGGATAACCTGGATCTCTTTGCCGCCACCATCTACCATCTGCATACCGCGCTTGCGGTGCATCGCCAGCGCCTTGTATGCCTCGAATATATTGTCGATCACCTTGGGTTCAACGGTGCGTCTTGTGCTACTCCACCGCGAGTCCCAAACTTCCGACGTTGTTTGAGCTGCCATAAAATTCGTTTCCTAACGATTTAAACCTTTTACCATCCCCTAAAGCGTCTCCCGTATCTCCGACAAAGCTTGCTCCCGCGAGATAACACCGCCCGACTCGGTTAGCGAGGGCGAACCAGCCGCTCCCGCCGTAGTCCGCTTAGCACTGTTACGCGCCTGACGCTGCTGGTTAACAGCGCCCTGCTGCTCCGCGATACGGCGCCCCGTAGCCTGAGACATCGCCTCCGCTACAGAGAACTTCTCTCCGGTATCGGGATTCTCGAGCCTGGTCAATGCTCCGACCATCGCCCGGTGCCGAGCGTCCCAGGTATTGACCTTGCCGAATATTGACTCGGCGGCCTCTATCTGGGCGTTGGCCTGGTTACGCGATTGCGCCGTCTGCTGCTGCGCTACCTGATTAACCAGCCCCAC